CTACAATTATGATCAGCATTCTTCCGGATGGTATGCCTGTCGATACGATGGAAGAGACTGAAGAGGGCAACTCTTGTCCTCTTCCTACCCAAGACGCCGACATGAACATGGAAAACATGGACATAGCGGAGTACGAGTACGGGTACAGGGAGCCCAACAGTTCGGTCGCTTTTCGCAATGATGAGAGTTGCGGATCTTGCGGCATGTATAACCAGTCCGAAAACATCATGGAGTGTATTGGTGACGAGTCTGGTGACACAGGGTATTGCCAACTGCTCAAGTTCGTGTGTAGTAGTGAGAACACATGCAACGAGTGGGTGGAAGGTGGTCCTATCACATCCGACCTACAAGGGGAATATAAGGATAACTTATAATGGATGTTGTCGATTGGGCAAAGTACATGTATAAGAAACTTGAAGAGCGGGAGAAAGATATCTCTGCTGCTCTTGCAAGCGGTGCTGTTAAAGATTGGGAACAGTACAAAATGTCTGTGGGGGAGATACGGGGACTCTCTTTCGCGCGTGAAGAAATCAAGTCCCTGCTGGAGAGAAACGTAGACGATGTCGAAGACCTTATATCTTCCTGACCACGTTGCGCAGAAAATTAACAAAGAAAAGAAAGAGGCATCTGCCGATTCTAGTTCTTTGAAAAGCGCATATGTTGACGCTAAAGAACGGGTACTAGACCCGTCCCTTTTAGACAAACCGCTACTCGAACGTCTCCCGCAGCCGACAGGTTGGCGGGTTTTAGTCATGCCGTATCAAGGCAAAGAAAAGACATCGAGTGGTCTCTACATTCCCGACGAGATTCGGGAACGTGAATCTGTGGCTACAGTTGTAGCTTATGTGATGAAGCTCGGACCCCTGGCATACAAAGATCCCGACAAGTTTGGCCCCGAGGGCCAGCCGTGGTGTAAAGAAGGTCAGTGGGTTTGTATCGGTCGTTATTCTGGCTCTCGATTTAAGATCGATGGAGGCGAGGTCCGCATCATTAATGATGACGAGGTTATCGCTACTCTACTAGAGCCTGACGACGTAAAGCATATATAGGGGGACAGGTTATGTCTGATGAAGAACAAGATATTGTAGTTGAGGAACCGGAGCAGCAAGAAGAAGAAGAGAAAACTTCTGTTGCCTCCGCTCCCGAAGAAAGTGAGTTAGATTCTTACAGCAAGGGCGTACAGAATCGAATTAAGAAACTCACGGAGAAGTATCGTCAAGAAGAGCGGGACAAGGCTGAAGCCGTCCGTGTTTCTACGCAACTTCTTGAGGAAAACAAGAAACTCAAGAGCCGGGTTCAGGCTTTGGACACAGGTTATCTAAGTGAGTATGGGACTCGGATTGAATCTCAAACTGACGCAGCCAAACGTGCCTACAAAGAAGCCTACGAAGCGGGCGACACGGATAGGATGTTGGAGGCTCAACAGGCTCTTTCTAATATCGCGATAGAAACACAGCGATATAACACTGCAAAAGCTCGTGTAGAACAGGCTAAGGTCCAAGTTCAGCAGCAGCAACAGCAACAGCCTGTACAAAAACCTGTACAACAGCAACAGCAAGCTGATCCTCGTGCTCAAGATTGGGCCACAAAAAACGATTGGTTTGGCAAGGACAAGGTTATGACTGCGGCGGCATTTGCTTTGCACAGTCAACTCACCGATGATGAAGGGTTTGACCCAAGCAGCGATGAGTACTATACTGAGGTTGATCGTCGTATTCGTGCGGAGTTTCCGCATAAATTTCAGACGGCTAAGAAATCGGGTGGAGGAAGCCAGGTCGCTTCTGCAGGTAACTCCGCATCCCGCAGCACTAAACAGGGGCGCAGGTCGGTCAAGCTGACGCATTCACAAGTAGCGATTGCTAAGAAGCTAGGCGTACCTCTTGAAGAATACGCCAAGTATGTGAAGGAGTAATAACATGGCTGATAGAAAACCTCGCGCAAGCGAAACCCGCGATACAGAAACGCGCAGAAAACCATGGGCACCGCCCAGTCACCTTTCCGCACCGCCCGCACCTGATGGGTTCGTGCATCGATGGATTCGAGTCGCAATGCGCGGCGAAGAAGACAAGATGAACGTAAACGCTAAGTTGCGTGAAGGTTGGGAACCAGTTCGTAAGGACGAGTACCCCAACTACGAAGCTCCTACTATTGACGATGGTCGATATGAGGGCATTATCGGACAAGGCGGACTGATGCTGTGCCGTATACCTGAAGAAACAGTAGCAGAACGAACTGCATATTACGGGGGCAGAACCCGCGAACAGATGACTGCTGTAGATCAGGACCTGATGAAGGAACAACATCCTTCAATGCCGATTCAGAACAATCGGCAAAGTCGTGTAACTTTCGGTGGTCGCGGTCGCGACTCCGAGTAATTGAAAAAGGATTGCTACGATGGCAAATACTAACGGTGCATTCGGACTACGTCCGGTTGGCGTCCAGGGTTCTGGCGCAAACACCACTGGTACAACCGAATATCGTATTGCTTCCGGAAACTCTAACGCGATCTATCAAGGTTCTCCTGTTATCCCGCTTTCAACTGGCTTTATTGACATTGTTGGCGCGGCTGCAGGGGGCACTGTAGGTCTTCTTGGTGTTTTCTGGGGATGTGAATACGTTTCGTCTACTACTGGTGAAAAGATTTTCTCTAACCAATGGCCTGGTTCGGGTGCGGATTCTAATCATCCCATCAAAGCCTTTGTCTATGACAACCCAAATCAAACATTTGTAATCGCATCCAGTGCATCGCTCACAAGCGAAGCTACTGCTCGCGGTCATGTGTTTGCTAATGCGAACTTCGCAGCGGGTACAAGTGGCGTTTCGTCCACTGGTATTTCTTCTGCTACGTTGGGTGTCAGCACAATCGCCACCACCGCTGCGCTTCAGTTGCGCATTGTCGGTATTCAGGACGATCCTGAAAACCAAGACTTCACAGCGGCTGGTATCCCCGTAATCGTTCGACTGAACAACAGCTTTAACTCCGGAAACGGTGCTATTGTTGCTGGTACAGTAGCGAACACAGGCGTATAAGGAGGTCTAACAAATGGCTATTTCACGCGCACAACTAGCGAAAGAGCTAGAACCAGGCCTCAACGCGCTGTTTGGTATGGAGTACTCCCGGTACGAAAACCAACACGCAGAGATCTTTACAACAGAGTCTTCTGATCGAGCATTCGAAGAGGAAGTTATGTTGTCTGGTTTCGGCGCAGCACCGACCAAATCGGAAGGTGGTGCAATTAACTTTGACGACGCTAACGAAGCATACACTGCTCGTTACAACCACGAAACAGTGGCGCTGGCATTCTCAATCACTGAGGAAGCTATCGAAGACAATCTCTATGATCGTCTTGGTTCGCGTTACACCCGTGCGTTGGCTCGTTCAATGGCACACTCAAAGCAAGTTAAGGCTGCTGCAGTTCTTAACAATGCCTTCACCGCTGGCGCATCTGCTGGTGGCGACGGAGTTGCTTTGTGTGCAACTAACCACCCACTTACTTCCGGTGGTACGTTTGCCAACGAACCAGCAGTAGCTGCGGATTTGAACGAAACATCTCTTGAAGATGCTTTGATCAACATCGCAGGTTTTGTTGACGAGCGTGGTCTTAAAGTTGCGTTACGCGGCATGAAGTTGATCCTCCCACGTCAGCTGCAATTCGTTGCAGAGCGTTTGATGGTTTCCAACTTGCGTGTTGGTACAGCGGACAACGATACTAACGCAATCCGTTCTATGGGGATGTTGCCTGAAGGCTATGCCGTCAACGACTTCCTTACAGATCCAGATGCGTTCTTCATCAAGACAGACGCACCTCGTGGTTTCGTCCACTTTGAGCGGACTCCAATGTCCACCAACATGGAATCTGACTTCGACACAGGTAACATGCGCTTCAAAGCGCGTGAGCGTTATAGCTTCGGCTTTAGCGATCCTCGTGCCGTGTTTGGTTCACCAGGCGCAGCCTAAGAATAGATACAGTTTGTATCTTGGGGGCAACTTCGGTTGCCCCTTTCTTTTTGTTTTATTCTTCTGTATTGTTTAGGCATCCCTGACAGTTGCATTGGGCGACTGACACCAGCCAAGACAGGAGATCAACATGGCTAATTCAACTTTTTCAGGTCCTATTCGGGCAGGAAACATTAAAAACACAACAGGAACTACTGTTGGTTCGGACATTGCCAACGTAGGCTATGTTGTAATGATGCAGACGCACACCATGGATCTTTCTGGTGGCGCGATTGCAGCGGGTTCGACTGACATGGTCATCCCAGCAAACTCAAAAATTATTGATTGTATTGTTGATCTATCAACAGCGGCGAATGCTACAACCAACATCAGCGTTGGTGACACCGTTGGTGGTGCAACTACAATCCTTAACACTTTGGCAACGGGCACGACTGCGGGTCTCAAGACTGTCACTACACAAGGTGGTGGGACAGGCGAGTGGGCTAACACAGGAACCTCGGATTTAAAGCTGACGGTTACAAACAGTGCAGCAACTACTGCGGGAGTTGCCGTAATTACAATCTTGTATGCACAGGCATATAACACTGTAATTCGTCCGTAAGGAGATAACTCATGGCAGGTCCAGTAACCGCATATAATTGGGTTCAAGGCACAACGGCTGCGATTGTTGGGCCTACTCGTTCTCGTCTTCGTCAGGTGGTTATATATGCTGCTGCCGCAGGCGCGTTTACGATAAAAAACGGCGATACCAACGGCACAGTTTTGCTGACTCAGACGTTTCCTACGGGGCATCACGTCATGAACATTCCTGACGACGGCATCATTGCCAGCGCAGGAGTGTACATTGATGCGTTCACGGGCTCGGCAAATCAGCTTACGATTATCTTGTCGTAGGTGTTGAGATGGTCGGGAGTGAAGTAACATCCTTTTACTCACAGACTTCGGCAGCGTTGGTTCAACGGCGCTGCCGGGTACAAGGTGTGCTTTTAACCTATGAATCAGGAGCCACAGGGCATGTCGTACTTTACGACAACGCTTCAGAAGCGTCCGGAAAGGTATTACTTAGAGTCGATGAAACTTCTCAAGGTATGGAAGAAATATTTCTTCCTGGGGACGGTATACTAGCTAAAAAAGGTGTCTACGCTTCGATTCCCAGTAACACTACCATATCAGTGATTGTGGAGTAGTTATGGCTAAGATCGACAAGTCCAAGATGAAATGCAACAAGCCAAAGCGCCAAATTTCTGGCGGCAAGAAGTCTGTTGTGAAGGCCTGTAAGGACGGCAAGGAGAAGATTATTCGTTTTGGTGATGCCAACATGACCATTAAGAAGTCGGATCCCAAGCGTAGGAAGTCTTTTCGGGCGCGGCATGGATGTGATACAAAGAAGTTAGATAAACTATCGGCCCGTTATTGGTCATGCAAGATGTGGTGATTGATTTGGATAAGAACGTACAACTTATTTTCTGGGGCGGCGCGGTTACACTTTGCACTGCAGGGATCGTGTGGATGGTTTCTACTTTGATCGCCGTAGACAAACGAACTGAAGTGATAGATGTAAAGCTAGATCACTTAGTCGAAGCTGTTGATGAATTGACAACAAGAAAGGCACGTTATGATAGGCCGTGGGCAGATGCCGTTCCAAATATCCAAGCCGCCAGAGAGGTCAACTGATGGCCGAGAAAAAGAAAAAGCTCGACGCCTGCGCCAAGAAGGTCAAAGCTCGGTA